AACCATTTACCAGAAGGAAATGTTCCTGTATCATCGAATATTTCACCGATATTATATTTTTCAATCAGCATGCCGATTTCATCAAGAAAACTCTTGGGACTTCTGGTTCTGAATTTAGGAAAAAGTGTTGTCCAAGAACAAAACTTACATTTAGCCCATGGACAATCTCTACCTACCATAGTATAGGTGAAAGGTTCCCTTTTATAGAGCCGCTCTCCGTAAAGGTGCCATTTAGTAAGTTCTCTATCGACTAATGGCAAAGTGTTTAAATCGTGATTCAGTTCAAACTTACCTGTATCTTTTATCTCACCCTCAGCTCTATACCAGATACCCGACTCAAGGGCTTCTTTTTTTTCTATATATTTAACTATATTTGAAAGAAGGAAATCATAATCTCCACCCGTAAGACAAAAATCAACCTTTGAATTCTTCATGGTCTCATCAGGTTTGGCAGTAATATGATCTCCCATTAAGACTGTTATACATTCAGGGCTAATTCTTTTTAATTCATCAACTATTTTCCAGTGTTGCTTGACAACTGGGGTTTTAGTCTCCAGAGCAATTAAATCCGGTTTTTCTTTTTTAAAGAAATTAATAAATTCTTCATATCCCCACTTCTCGGCAATGCAATCATTCCAGATAGCCTCATGACCCTCGCTTTGTAAAAGAGTTGCCGCTGAGGCCGGCACCATCGGGTAAATAAATGAAGGGTTGTGAAACCACTGAAACTGTCTATTTTGCCCCAACATAGGGCAACCCTTGCCTTTTAGAGGTGGAAAACTAATCAATATCTTCATTAAGCATCTCTTCTGTTAATTTTTTTAGGCTGTCCAGACTTTATAACCCCAAAACCAATTTTAATTACTTTCGAGGCATTATAGCCATTTTTACAGTTTACAGAGTCAAAATATCCAATTAGTAAAATCGGGGAGTCTGCCCCTCTTTTTGTAAAGATGTTATATAAGTCTAAAAATCTCTTTTCTATAAAGGGTAATTGACTCTTGTCTTGGCTACAAAGCCACATCCAACCACCCAAATTATCTATACAATGGCTGATAGTTGAGTCTTTAAACTCAATCGTGTTATAATATCCAGCTTTCTTAATACCTTCCATAACCTGCACCCAAGCAAATAAAGCCTTATCTTCTCTGCTTCCTTCCAAAAATTCTAATATCTCCGCTGGTTTGGGCAGGGTATTGTATTTATGATTTTTAACACAGGCCAGAACCGCCATGGTAAATTGTTCTAATGAGTGGTCTTTGAAGATGTTATAATACATAGTGAATATAAATTCGCTTGGTTTTTGATTAAACATTTCACATAAACCAGTAAGAAGCCCAACAAACTTTTCTTTATTTAACATCTTTCTCCTTTTGGCTTGATAACCAAGTTTGTCCCACAAGATAGGCTTTTATTCCATTTTCACTTAGCTTGGTGGTAAACTCTTTAAAATTGAGATAACTTTCAAACTTATTTGAATATAGTGTTTGAGGCCGCAAGTATTTATACATCTTTGCGTCAGCACCCCAGTTTTTGAGCATCTTTCTATGGACTGCCTTAAAATCATCAATAGTAAAGCCTTCTTTAAGTCTGACTCTTATTAGGGATTGAGTGGTTTTATTGTTTTGTTTATAATTAGAAGTATATATCATATTGAAATCATCAATGATTTGTGAAACTTCGGTCAATACACTTATACTTTTATTTTCTTTTTTATCTTTATTTATATCTTTATCTTTATTTTCATTTTCATCTTCCATATGCTTAGCATATGCTTTGGCGTTTTTACGCCTACTTTCAGCATAATTCTTCCTTTTTTCTACCTCTAAAGACAACCTTTCATTAAAAAAATATCCCTTATTATCAATTAAAAACTTATCTTGTAGTCTTTTTGAAAAAGCACATCCTCTGCATATGCTCTGCATATCCTCTTTACTTAATTTACCCTTATCAGCTAAATGAGCTAAAATCCTTATGTAAGCTCCAACTTCTTCATTTGAAAGTAGTTCTGTTCCAACAATAAAATCTTGATAGTAGAATAAAAATGCTGGGTCTTTTGACATTATATTTTCTCCAACAAAAAGGCAGCCCGAGGTTTTGCGCCATAGAGAGGGGCAAAAGGGCAGTATGGGGAAGGGGGAAGCCTTAACCCCAAAACTTTTTCGGACTGCCTTAAGTTTAAATTTTCGTTTTTCATTTCCCTACTGCCCTTTTTTATTAGTATATACTATGATCCATAATTTGTCAATAGGCACATTTTATATATAATATTCAGCGAAGTGTTTTTTACCCTGCGCGACTATATCTGTCTTAATATCGTAGCCCAATCTTCTTAATTCTAAGATGCGACCACTTAACCTAAAACAACCAAACTTGTTTAATGCGTCAATCGGAGTTATCCTATTGCCCTGCTCTAAATGCTCAAGTATTTGTTTGTTTTGGCTCATTTTACTCCTCTCTTTATTGTTGGGGGTTATTTCTTTATTCTGAAAACTCTAATATAGTTTTTTATGGTTGAATCTGCACAATCCACAAGCTCTCTTATGTCCTCAAACGATAATCCTTCTTTTACTAATTGTCTTAATTCATACATTAAAACAACTGGAAAATTCTGTTATTTTATGTAAGTCTGCCTTTTCACCACAAAACGGACACGCTTTTAATTTCTCATTCTCCATTAGTTTGCTCCTTTTTATTCTAAGCTATAATCCTTTTTATACTGTTGCCAAAATGGTGTCGTATCAATCTCAAAGAAGCTCTGCATAAACTTATCTACCTCATCAAAGAACTCTGAGAACTCTGACTTGCTAAGTGTTGCCGATGTTCCTTCCTCGATTGCTTTAAATCTTCCTTTGGCAAATATCTTTTCTGCGATAAAGTGAGATTTCAAGCTCTGGTGTAATCCGTCTGCTGAAAAGTGTCCGTGTTCTTTGAGGCCCGCTTCATTGATTAGCCAATTTAGGTAGACCCAATAGAGCGAATTTTGAGATAGCGTTCTTTGACTTCCCCACCTTACTCTTATATATTCGCCCTTGCTGGGCATTTTCTTATTGAACTGAACTGTTGCAAGCAACCTGCCCTTTTCGTCTATCTTAGTAGTGAGAACTTTAGCCATTACTTTGGGCACTATTATTTCTCCTTTAGTTTTTCAATGGTTTCAGTTAATTTTTCGCAAAAAAGTTTTAGCTCAATCTCAAGCAATTTCAAGAACTCTTTATCTCTTTCAACCCTAATGATGAGGGGCTTCAAGCCGGGCGAATACGATAAAAAATCCCAGAACTTAAATCCAGATACATATAAAGAAAACTGTACCTGAGAAAAATATTCAGAGGGAAGTTTGTTATCTAAGAGATATTTAACTTGTGTTTTTGGCAAGACATTTTTTAATTCAAGTCCATATTCATTGTTGATTATTCCATCTGGAGAACAAAGAAACTCCTTTTTATCATCCTTATAAATTACACCTGCTTGCTCAACCTTGACGCTGTGGATAATTTCATATAATTGTCTTGATTCCTCCTCTCGTTCGTTCCCCATAATCATATTAGCATTTTTGTAAGTTTCCTCCCTCTGTCCTGTAATCGCTTCGGCAACCAGTTGATACATATACCCCATTTGTTGCTTGCTCGGTTTGCCGTCATTTGTTATTATCTTTGAGGCATTTGAAGCAGATGGTTTGGCAAGCTTTTCTTCAAACCATAAATCACTTCCCTGTTCGATTGAATCAATTATTATTGGCATATTTTTTTCTCCTTTAATATTAGAATTTTCATTTAATTTTATCGTAATATCTTAAGATATACATGCGGTAAAAAACCGCCATGGTATCAAACCATGTATGCCAGACATCTTTTATTTTTATTCTACCAAACTCCCTTTGAAAATGAAGTCGGATGGGAGATTCAGCTATTTTATAACCCAGATGATGCGCATTTACCAACAATTCTAAATCAAAAGCATATCTTTTGATTAAAACTCTGGGAAAAGCAGCTTTAAGAACTTCTCTCTTGAACAATTTTATACCCGTCTGAGTATCTCTAACCGGTAATCTGAATAATAATCTTATAATATAATAATAACCATTACTGATTATTTTTCTGTGTAAGGGATAGTTGACTTCAGACTCCGGGTGTCTCTTGGAGCCAATAACTACATCGGCATCACTTTTTTTTAAAACATCAAAAAGTTTTTCAACTTGCTGTGGATGCAAATCAAGGTCTGCATCTAAAAAAACAATATAAGCACCCGATGTATATTTAAAAGCCTCTCTTAAAGCCCCGCCTTTACCAAAATTTGAGTGGTTTCTTTTGGCACATATATTCGTATAATCAGCAGCAAATTCTTTTATTTTTTCATAGGTGTCATCTTTAGAGCCGTCATCAATAACTACAATCTCATAATCACAGCCAAATTCATTGAAGGTGCGCACGGTCTCTTTAAGGCTACCAATAATATGACCGCTTTCATTATAAGCCGGCATTATAACTGAAACCCTACCCTCTAAATTCTTCATTGTTTCTTACTTACTTTCTTGGTTTCAAGGGCTACAATAGCTTTCTGATAGTCTGTAGCTGGTATGTCCTCCAGTTTCTCTACTTTCATAAACTTACCAAATTTTTCCTGATCAACTTCTAACTCTGCGAGCAAGTCAACAATGTTATTTAGTTGCTTCTCATTGATGAACTCAACGCTAATGTCCTTTGCGTCATTGTCTTGCTCATAGGTTGCAAGGCCAGTCAAAGCTAATAAGGTGTATCTCTCTAAATATGAGATTGTGCTTCCTATTGCCTGAATTGCATTTTTAGAGCCAGTCATATCAGCCGGAGCAGACAAAGATGTTTCTTCACTGTGACCCATAGCGTGAGTTATTTTGCAAGTTACTGTAACAGAACCGTCCTGCTTAGTTGACCAAGAAGCTGACAATCCACACTTGCTTAATGCCTCATTTATTTTCTCGGTTACATTAGCAAGTGAAGCGTGGTTATATTTAACATCTTTATATTTGACAGTTTGGTCTTTATCTATCTTCGGAGGGTTGCTTTTGAATTGAGCCATAGCAACATGATAAGATTTCCTTGCCTCATTTGCGTCCCAGCGTTCCTGCAGAACCATTAACTTTTCAAGTTGATCAAGATTTGCACCAGACTTAACTGCTGATTCTATCAATGTTGCCGGTGATTGCCCTTCATTTTTTACTAAATCTTTACTCATTGTCATTTCCTTTCTTTTTTTTCAAAGCTACTATTAGTTTATCCAATGTTTCTGTTAGAACCTCGCAAATGCCGAGTGCTGTTTCTCCACCACTTGCTTCTTTCATCTTCCCCTCCTTTCTCTATCCACGTTTAAATCCTCTTGCCTTAATCTCTCATCAAAGAATTCCTCATTTATCTCGTCATTTATCGGCTTCAATACACCTGCTATGAATACTAATACGAAGATGATTATGCCCAGTATTGCTATTGTGAGTGTCATTTTAGTTCCTTTCCTGTTATGGTTAGTCTTTATTAAGAAAATACTTTACGTTCTTAATCCAGTTTTTATTTAGTCCCTGAGGGTCATTAGCAGCTCCCACAGGACAATATCTACTACCCAAGAAGGATACGAAGTCTCCCCCATTAAAGTCTCGCCTTGCATGTTCTATGGTGTTTAAACAGGCTTGTCTTGGTGTAGTGTGCTTATACTTTACTAATATACCATAAGGATGGTTAGTCTTAGATCCGCCCTCAGCTTTGTAAATTGCATTTGCTATCTGGTCATTGGTGAATACCTCAGCAAAACAATACTTACACATTAAAGCTATTATTAGGGTTATGATTAAGATTTTGAAGAGCTTGATTAGATAGTTCATTTTAGGTCTCCGTTTTTTAGTCTTTTAATTTCCATTAAAACATCAAACTTACCTTGATTATAAGCTCTAGCAAAGTTTTTGTGTGGTGATTTTTCTATTTGCTCATCAGACCATATATGGATATGTTTTTTAATATCATCCAGTAATATATAGTTTTTGGAGATGTGTTTTTTAATGTTATAAACTATAGCTTCTTTCATTGCACGAGTAGGATAAACAAACTCTCCAATTTTTTTATCAACTTCTCTTCTGTTATCAATGTTTTTATATACTATTTCCCTTATCTCATCTTTCATTTTGCTCCTTTGTATAATTACCTAATATCTTCACGCTTCCCACTACATCTCCTGCTTCCTCTGAATACAGCTGAAGTTTTCCTTCGTTTAATATTTCACTAAAAAACCACTCTTTATCAAGTTTATTATTTCCGTGCCATATTTTTTCATCATAAGTCAATTCAATCTTAAACTCTATTTTCTTCATCTCTTCTCCTTTAACTCATCTATCTGCTTTAATAAATCGGCTACTATGGGTGTGCAGTCGTCTATGGCGTAGTTGTAGCCTTCCGCCTCATGACCCCCACCATCTAACCACTTATTTGTGTTTTGATAGGTT